ATGGGAAAGTATGGGATCTGATATGTCTGGATATTCTAAACAAGAAATGATGTTTGCTGCAATGCATCATGATTTAGGTAAATGCGGATTTCCAGGAAAAGGAAGAGAAGTATATCAAGTAGAAACATCAGATTGGCATAGAAAAAATATGGGAAGAATGTATAAGCATAATGAAAATATTCCTTTTACAATGGTACCAGATCTTTCAATATATTTACTTCAAAAATATCAAGTAGAAATGTCATGGAATGAATTTCAGGCTATTAGAATACATGATGGTATATATGACGATGCTAATAAACCATATTTTATTGCAAGATCGGCACAAGCTAAACTAAAAACTAATTTACCTTTATTATTACATCATGCAGATCATATGGCATCTCAAATAGAATATGAAAGATGGAGATCACATAAAAATAACTCACCTAATCCGGTTAGTTCTAAAACAAAAGCTACTAAAAAAACTGCTATTAAAAATTTAGCAGAACAAAATCCAGATATTGACAAATCAATTACCGATATATTTAAAACTTTCGGAGACTCATGATTACAATTATTTTTTTCATATTAGTATCAGGTATTGCTGCATATTTTATATATAAAGCATACACATTAGCTGGTGAATTATCAGATCAAGAAGATTATATAAATGAATTAGAAGATTATTCTCAATATATGTATAATCAAATTGAAGCTTCATATAATCAATTAAAAAGAATTGATAGTAGAGGATCGTTTGAATCTGACGATGAAACTGGAACAGTATTTGAACAATTAAAACAAGTAGTAACAAACTTAAAGAAAGAATTTAATGCCGAGAAAGAAAAAAGCTAGTAATAGATACTGGACTAAAGTAACTGAATATTCAGTAGCTGCTTATAATCGTTGTGATGATCATCAAATACTAAAAGAAAAGATATATAGACGATTTATTCATCCTGCCTTTATGAAATTATCAGAAAATCTAATTAATAAGATGAAATGTGATTATATTGATTCATCTTTTAAAGATCTACAAACTGATTTAGTTACTTATTTAACAATGCGATTAGATAAATTTAATCCATTGGCCGGTAAAGCATATTCATATTATACAAGAACATCATTTAATTATTTAATTGCTGAAAATCAAAAAGGATATTCAAAGTTAAAGAAAGAGTCTGAACCTATCAATGTTGATGAAGAAAGAAATATACCAACAGAAATGCATAACATGGAAATGCAAGAACTTTTAAAGTATTTTATGAATGCATATGTTGAATATTGTTATGACAATATAAATAGAATATTTACAAATCAGTCTGATATACATGTAGCTGATTCAATATTACATTTATTTGAAAATCGTGAAAATATAGAGCAATATAATAAAAAAGCACTATATGTATTTATACGTGAGCGTACGGGTCTTCAAACTAATAATATTACTAAGGTAATTAAAGTCTTAAAACAGATATATACAATAAAATTCAAAGAATACGAACAAAATGAATTCGTTAATTTACCCTTTTAATATTTATATTTAAAAGGATCATATAATGGATATTAAAGAAGAATTATTTAAAGGAGTCAGTTTTTCTGATTTAATGTCAAATGTTTATCATAATTCTAAAAAGAAAGATAGACAAATAAATCAGTTAATATCACAATTACAGCCGTTAATACGAAATGCATCGGATGCTACTATAATAGTTCCTTTAATTAAAGAATATTTAGATGTTGCAGTTAAAAATGATGATCATATAGTTAAATTAACTGCTATTACTCAACGTTATATTTCAACTACTCAAACTATTTCTGGAGAATCATCTTTATTAAGTGAATCTGAAAAGAAAGAATTGTTAGGAATGGCATCAAAAGAATTTGAAGATGAATTAACAGACGAAATAGAAAAAATAGAAGAAGAAGATAAAGAACTTCAGGAAAAAATTCAAAAAGCTAAAGATTTAGTATCAGGAGATAATCATGGCTAATCCGTTTAGAGTTACATTTGAAATTGCAGAAGTCATAGACGTTGAACAAATTCGCACAGGTGAAAATCAAGAAAATTTATATTCTGTATCTGCAGAAATATATAATACTAGTACTGTACAACATGACGTTCAAGTAAGACCAGCTTCGATTAACATGCAAACGCCTCCTACGGTAGGAGAAATAATTTTAATATTTAATGGACCAAATCAATATAGTGGACGTAATAATGTAGAATTACAATGGTATTATTTATGTACATTACCAATACAATCCTCTATATATAAAAATGTTCTACCTAGTACAGATAAGTCAAATGTAAACGAAAATGTATTACCAACAAAAACAATAAATCCATTACAAGCATTTTCTGGAGATACATTAATTCAAGGAAGATTTGGAAATTCTATACGATTAGGAAGTTCAGCAATACAAAAAGATGTATCTCAAACTTCTATTATGCCTAGTTGGTTTGGAAATAATTCTACTAATAAATTAAATTCTGATCCCATTATTATTCTATCAAATACATCTAAACATTCTAGTAATAATCAAGATCCATATGGACGAAAGTATTCTATAGAAAATATTGATACAGATGCATCATCATTATATCTAACTACAACACAACAAATAAACAATTTATCATTAAATAAAAATACAAATAAATCAGGTGGATATTTAAATTTTAACCAATCACAATTAATTGGCACAGCTGATAGAATATTATTAAGTTCAAAAACAAATAATATAATATTAGATTCTTCAAATCGAATAAGTTTAAATGCAGACGAAATATTATTAGGATCTGAAGATGCTGCAGAACCAATGGTGCATGGAAAAGAATTAATTGAAATATTAACATTAATAATGAATTCAATTCAAGCCGGAATGTTTGGTAGTGGAGGAATATATTCACTTCCAGCAGATAATACATCAATTGATGGAGCTAGAAAAAAATTATCAAAATTAATAAGTACAAAATACTTTATGAAAAAATAAAAGAAAGTTATAATTATGCCAGTAACATTCCCGTTAAATAAAATACCTGAAATACCTCCTAGATTAACTTCATTTGCAGTTGATGTAATAGTAGAACAACTTAATAAGATAATCAAAAGATTATTAGAATTAGTTGCTGAATCAACTAAATTACCAGATGATGTAAGTTGTGATGACACAAGAATTGGCGATTTAATAAATGGTGTAAATGATGTAATGGAATTAATTAAAAAATTACAAGAAATTATTCCAAAAATTCAAGAAATGATTAATTTATTCAAAACATTATCTGATATTGCTACAACTGTAAAATCTACTTTATATTTAGTACCAGTTGTAGGACAAGCAATTGCTGGAGCAGATTTAAGTATGGTACAAACAATGACAATAGAAAATGCAAAAAAATCTTTAGAACAATTACAAACAATTCCATCTAGATTGAATATTGGAATTGATTTAGCAGTTCAAGAATTAACAAAAGTAGCTAATCGATTAGCACAAGCTTGTAGCGGAACAGACAATATTAATACCGATATTCTTACAGTACCAGATGAAGTAAAAAAATCAATTGATGATTTTAATCAAGATAATAATTTTTATAATGACCAATTGGATACTGAATTTTATCAATTACAAAATGTATCTATAGATGATTTAGATCAGAGAGCAGATTCAATACGTGAATTAATTGATCAACAACGTGATTTATTAACCTCATTACAAGAGGCACCGTCAAAAGTTTTATCTGGTGCTGGTCCACCTAATAATGATATTGGTAAATCTGGAGATTATTATGTAGATATATCTTCGAATCAAGTTTATGGTCCAAAATTGAATACAGGATGGTCGTAAATTTATATGTTTAATATTTATAATAAAAAGAAATAACCATGAAACAAGAAAAATTTATTAATGTACTAAAAAAAGTTATAAATGAAGAAGTTAGATCTGTTATTAAACAAGAACTAACTGAAATATTAAAATCAGGATTACAATCAACAGTTAATGAATTACAAGAAACAAAACAAGAAGTAATTAAACATCCAATTGAAAAAACAATTTCAAATAATAATCTAAAATTTAAAAAAAATAAATTTTCTGATATATTAAATGAAACTAACAAATTGACTGAAACAAAATCTTCAAGTGATTATGCTTCTTTAATGTCAGAAGATATTGTAATGACTTCGAAAGATGCACAAGGATTTAATTTTAATAGACAATCAGTATCTAACTCTACTATTAATGATCCAGAAACAGGTAAAACAATGAAAGTTGATCCTGTTGTTGCAAAGGCAATGACTCGAGACTATTCTGCTTTAATGAAGGCAATCGATAAGAAAAAAGGAAATGGCGTACCAGCTTGAAAATAAAGAAATATTAATTGACTCTGATATAGTTATTGGATTAAAATTTCCATTTAATGGAAGAAAAGTATTTAATCCTACATTTACTACATTAGAACAAGCAAATAGTAATATTAAAAATTTACTATTAACTGGACGTGGTGAACGTTATTTATTACATCAATTTGGAACATCATTAAAATATCTTTTATTTGAACAACAAACAGATGAATTAAAAATTGCAATTGATGCAGAAATTAGATCAGCCGTTAATAGATGGTTAACATATATTGATATAAGTAATATAACTTGTGATTTTAATACGCCACAAGAATCATCAATACGTATAACTATATCATATACAGTTTCCAATATTGGAGCAGAACAGTCATTAACAATTTCAGCACAAGATGCTAATACTATAACAATTGAATCTTAAAGGAAACTAAATAATGAATGTAGTAAAAGACGTAAAATATTTAAATAAAGATTTTAATCAGTTTAGAAAAAACTTAATAGAATTTACAAAGCAATATTTTCCTGATCAATATACTGATTTTAATGAATCTTCTCCTGGAATGATATTTTTAGAATTAGCTTCATATGTTGGAGATGTGTTATCATTTTATACTGATACAAATTTAAAAGAATCAATATTAAATCAAGCTCAAGAACGTGGAAATATTATAAACTTGGCAAATATGTTAGGATATAAACCATTAAGTTCTGTTTCATCGCATGTTAATTTAAATATATTTCAATTGATACCTGCAAAAGGTTCAGGTGCATCTAATCAGCCAAATTATGATTTTGCATTGTCAATAGCTCCTGGTATGAGAGTTAAACAAGAAAATGGCTCAGCTGAGTTTAGAACTTTAGACGTAGTAGATTTTAATTTATCGTCATCTTTTAGTCCTACAGAAGTTACAATATATGAAATTGATTCAACTACAAATGAACCGGTATATTATTTATTAAAAAAACAAGTTCAAGCTGCGTCTGGAACTATTAAATCTAAGAATTTTACGTTTGAATCTGCAAAACAATATGATAAAATAGTTTTACCAAATGAAAATATAATAGAAATACTTTCTGTTAAAGAGTCTGATGGAGATGTATGGACAGAAGTTCCATATTTAGCACAAGACACTATATTTGAAGAAGTATTAAATGTAAAAGACAATGACCCAGATACATATCATTTTCGTGATTCGTCTCCATATCTTTTAAAAATGAAAAAAGTAGCTAAAAGATTTGTATCAAGATTAAGATCAGACGGAAAAATAGAATTACAATTTGGAGCAGGCGTAAGCAGTAATAATGATGAAGAAATTATTCCTAATCCAGCTAATGTAGGAAATGGAATAGAACAATTAAGAAAAAATGTAAATGTAGACATAGATCCTTCAAATTTTTTATATACGAAAGCATATGGAGAAGCTCCCTCAAATACTACATTAACTATTACATATACTATAGGAAATGGTATATCAGATAATATTGAAAGTAATACAATTAAAAAAATTGATTTTATTGAATTTAATGACGATCCAAATTCAACAGCTTCACAATCATTAATGAACTTTGTTAAGTCAAGTGTTACTATTAATAATGACACTCCAGCTCGTGGAGGTAAGTCTGCAGATTCAATACAAGATATAAAAAATAATGCAGCTGCAAATTTTGCAACTCAAAATAGAGTAGTAACAAAACAAGATTATATAGTTAGGTCATATTCAATGCCGGCAAAATTTGGAAGCGTTGCAAAATCATACATAGTACCAGACGATCAAATAACACAAAATGATTTAGAAGATACAAGAATACCTAATCCATTGGCAATGAATTTATATGTGTTAGGATATAATGAATTAAAACAATTAACAACATTGAATACTGCTATTAAAAATAATTTAAAAACATATTTAGACTATTATAGAATTTTAACAGATGCTATTAATATTAAAGATTCATTTATTATTAATTTTGGAATTGATTTCGAAATAACAATTCTTCCAAATTATAATTCTAATGAAGTTTTACTAATTGCAATTGACATATTGCAAAAATATTTTGAAATAGATAAATGGCAAATTAATCAACCTATAATAAAGTCAGAAGTAATGAATACATTAGCTAATACAGATGGTGTTCAGAGTGTTGTAGGATTAAAATTTAATAATTTATATGATTCAAATCAAAATTATTCTGGTAATGTTTATGATTTAGAAACTGCAACAAGACAAGGTATTATTTATCCTAGTTTAGATCCTAGTATATTTGAACTTAAATTTCCTAAAAAAGATATTAAAGGAAAAGTAACAACATATTAACATGAAAATATTTATATAAAAATTATGGCACTAACATTATCAACATCGGGAATAACTAATTCAGAAACAATTCAAGCTGCTCATATATCACAATCAATTGATGCATTGAAAGGAACTCATGCATATAATTTAACCCCATCTGGATCATTTACATTTACAGGAAATACTGTTTTTAATGGTGATGTATCAGGAAATAGATCAAAAATAATTAGCGAAGTAGTTGGATCTGATAATACAGTAACTGTAAATGTAAATGATGGATCAACTTCCGTATATGTTTTATCAGCAACTGCAGATGGAAATCTGGGGTCAAATGGAATTTCATATCAATTACCTAGACCAGCTGGTGTTACTCCCGGAATTACGTATAGGATTATGATTGGACAAATAGGAAGTAGTGCTACAAGTCCCGCTGCATTAGCTAGACCATTTTCAATTATAATTGAAGCAAGTGCTCAAGCATTATTAGGAAGTATTGTCGGTATTAGTAGCACAGCTAATACTGTGTTACAACGAAGTAATGGCCCAGTTGTTTCATTAACAGTTGCTTCAGGTAGATTAAACACCGGAGATTCTTTTGATTTATTTTGTGACGGAACATATTGGTATGTAACAGGCTTTATAAATAGTCCTAGTGTAACATATCAAACTTAATAGAAAAATAAAAAATGTTTAAAATATTATATCCATCCCAAGACACATCAATATTTGAAGTTGCTAAAACATTAAATACCGGGCTAGATGAAATTTTAGAAATTGGTAAACGTGATACTACAGGTGGAACATCATATTCTAAATCTAGATCATTAGTAAAGTTTGATTTAACTCAAGTTAATTCAGCATTATCAAAATATAGTGTTAATATCGAAGATTGTAAATTCTTTTTGCAATTATACACAACGCATGCGGTTAATTTACCATCAACATATTCTGTAGAAGCTAAGATCTTAGGAAATGATTGGGATAATGGATTAGGTTTTGTCAATTCAAATCCTATAATAAAAGACGGATGTACATGGTCTTATCCTATATCTGGAAGTAATTGGACATCTGGATCGCAAAATCAAGAAATAGCTAATGGAAGTAACTTGTTTATTAAGGGCATTGGTGAGGGTGGAAGTTATCTAGAAGAATCACCAAATACTGGATTACAATTGGTATTTTCACAATCATTTTCACAAATTACAGATTTAGATACAGCTGCTAGTACTAGAAATACTGATTTATATATGGATGTAACATCTGCAGTAAGAGCATGGCAATCAGGATCAAATGGGGTTACTGTTCCAAATTATGGATTTTTAATTCAATTTTCTGATGCAACTGAAGCAGCTTCTAATAAACATGGTTATGTAAGATTTTTTAGTAGAGAAACACACACAATTTATGTTCCAAAATTATTAATGTTATTTGATAAATCTTCTTTTGCAACAGGATCATTGGAACAATTCAATATTGAATCATATAAAATATATACAGATTTACAAAAAGAATATTTAGATACTAGTGTAAATAAAATTCGAATATTTGTTAGAGATAGATATCCACAAAAATCTCCAACTAATTTATTTCCAGAATCAGCTGTTAAATATTTACCATCTGGATCATTATACTCAATTAGAGATGCTGCAACTGAAGAGGTAGTTATACCATTTAATAATACATATACTAAAATTAGTTGTGACTCAACTAGTAATTTTATAAATTTAGATATGTCTGGATTAATGCCTGAACGATATTATAGATTAGTATTTAAAATTACATCTGGTATATATGATGAGTTTATAGAAGATGACTTCTATTTTAAAATAGTAAGATAATATGTTAATACATAAATTAAAATTATATCCTAATCAATCTCAAGGCGGAGCTTATGCAGCTAATTCCGGTGGATCTGGCCCTCAACCGACCGGTAATGGTTATACACCTGGCGGTGAATATATAGATGGCACTGGAGCTGATTATGTTGGAGCTTGGCATTCGCATTCGAATGGAGTTATTACAAAAGGAACAATTCAATCTCATACTGATATTTCTAATGAAGATGTATTATTTCCAATTGTTACACCACCTTCGCCTCCACCACCACCAAATATACCCAATACTACCGGACCTTCGAATGTCTCTCCACAAACAATACAAATTCCAACTCCTCCACCTAGCGGACCAGCTGGAGCGGGAAGAACAGGAACAAATACTCCCAGTACCAGTAATGCCGGAACAATGTATTTAGGCGGAGCTATAAATCCTCCAATGCCTCCACCGGTTGCAGTTTATCAAGCTCCACCATTTGTAGATACAAATATACAACAAGAATATATTGAAAAAGGATTAACATTTAAATCAAATAATAAATTTATCAATCAAAGAAATGCAGCCGGCAATCTATTATTTGAAGAAAATTCTCAAAATAATCAAAATTTAATTATAGAGCCAGCTATTGAAACGTATACTAATAAATCATTTATTGAAGCAGTTAATACACAATTTAATTATTTTAAATTTCCAGCAAGAATTGGAGTTGATTCTACTTTAGATTTATCATTTAATATGGATTTTGATATTGAAGACATAGGTACTGATCCAATAACTGGATTTCATGTATTAAATCCAAAAGATGCATTAGGCGCTGATATTGGAGATTATGTATCAATGACTCTTTCATATCCTGAGATAGTTATAGAAACAATGCCAATTGATAAGACTTTAGATGGTTCTCCTATAGATAAAGATTTATCAGCTTTTGTATTAACTCCATCAAAAATAAAATATATTAAAGAAGGAAATAAAGCAATTAAAATTGTTGCAGCATATACAGGTAGGCCACAAGCTAATAATAATACTGGATTTGTGTTAGCATTAGATAGGAAAATGCCTGTAGTGTATAGAAATTGGCCAAGTAATGCTGGTTCGTTATATCAAAATAGATATCCGCATTCTTATAGAACATCTGCACAATATGGTGGAGGTAGTTCTCAAAATCATGATATCACATATGTACATATTAATTTAACTTATGTAATAGATCCAAATGACATGGCAGAATATGATCAGTATAGTTTTAGAACTGTTGCCGGCAATGCTGCTTGGTATTTAAGACAAAGTGTTAAATTTGATATTTCAATAATAGATGATCCAGGACCTGGAGGATACGGTAAACAATAATGTTAAATCAATATTCAAATATAGACCAAATTTTAAATTCTAAAGAATCATTAAATGCTCGTAGATTAGATTCTGTTGATTATGAATTATTAGATTATCCAGATTATAGAATTAGTTATAATGCTCAATTAAATTCTACATCAACTCAAAAAGTTGAATTTCATGTATATTCTAATGACGTGTGGATAACAGGTAATCATTCTATACAAGCTTCTAGTTTAAGTCCTAATATTAGAAATACCGAAACAGATACTTTTATTACATTTCCGTTTGCTTCATTAGATATTAATTTATATTCAGAATTTAATTCGTTAGGATTAACTGCAGGTAATTTTAGATTTGTTTTAAACTTTTTTGAAAATTTAATTGGAAGTTATGACAATCAATATTTAAAAGTATCAGAAATATCTCCAGATCGTACAGAAGTAAAATTAACATTAATTGATAAAAACAATCAATCAGCATTAACTCAATTAGTTAATTATATTGATGATGTTAAACAAACACAATTAAATGACAATATAATAAATCCTAATGTTACTGAAACGTATTTATTAAATTTTAGTCAAAATAATTGTATACAATTTGTTAATAGTGTAGTTGTAGGAGAACATTTATATGTAAAACTTTTAAATCCATTACCATTAGATATTAATTTAAAATTTAAATGTTGGGTTGTAAAAGAAAAAAAATTACCATATGTTGATACTGTTGAAATAACACCGGAAATATTATCATCAATACGAGAAACTTTAGCTGGACCAAATTGGCAAGCAAATACAAATGCAACTGATATTTCAACAGAAACAGATTTAAAGTCTTGGAATGATTTATTAGGATCTTCAATTCAAACTTCGCAACAGATAATTGATTCATATTTTTCAGGATCGATATCTGGAATAGATTTAAATATAGATTATTCTGATTTTAATAATTTTATATTTTATAGTTCAGCAGCAGAAAGATTAGCTAATTTTAGATATAAATTAGGATTAATTGAAACATATACATCACAATCACGTGTTATTTCAAATATTAATAGTGCTGTTAGTACAACTAATGCAAGTGATTTTACACAATTAAAAACAAATTTGATATCCGGATTTGATGAATTTGAAAAATACCTTTACTATGAATCTTCTTCAATACTATTTACTCATGATCAATATAATGGTAATGATGTTAATGTTTCAGAATTAACTGGGAGTTATATACAGCCAGCTCCAAAAAATAATTCTACTAAACCTTATTCATCGATGTCAGTTACTAGTAGCAACTTTGTTAATTGGTATGATTCATTATATAATTCAGCTGAATTGTATGATAGTTATAATACTAATATTTTAACAAATGGAATTCCAGAATTTATTAAATTTGATTCAAATAATTCTGATATGATTATTTTTGTTAACATGTTAGGACATCATTTTGATATTTTATATACATATATTAGATACCTAACAAAAATGTATAATCGGGATGAACATCCAAAACGAGGTGTTCCTAATGAATTATTATTTCAAGTTGCAAAACAATTTGGGTGGAATTTATCTATAGGAAATCAAGGATCAGATTTATGGGAGTATTTATTTGGAACCGATGAACAAGGAATTCCTGCTACGGGATCTTTGTCAGTAGGAGCTCCTGCAGTATCAAAACGTGATACTACATATGATATTTGGAGAAGAATTGTTAATAATTTACCATTATTACTAAAATCTAAAGGAACAAAACGAAGTGTAAGAGCATTATTATCATGTTATGGTATTCCGCAATCTATGATATCTATTAATGAATATGGAGGTCCTAGAATAACAAGAGCTCCTATTTATGAAACAAATGAATTTAATTATGCACTAGATTTAATTAATAATCCAGCTGGTACAGTCACTGTAGATTATACTAGGCCTATTCGCTCTGTAGAAATAAGATTCCGAACAGATAATGTATTAACTAATCCTTCGGTACCATCTACTATGAATTTATATTCAATTGGTGTAAACAATGTTACAATTGATTTTAATAGCGGCACACTAGGAACATTAAGAATTAATACAACCGCGTCTGGACAGATTGAATGTTTCGATGGAGAATATATTAATACGTTACTTCGAAGTGGTTCAAATGGTACATTAGAATTATTAGCACAACGTTCTAAGTATGGAAAAATTATAACAACAGTTTCATCTTCTATTACAGGTAGTTTTCCAAATACTGGTACGATATCACTAGGATTAGATCCAGGAGGTAATTCTGGAAATAGATTACAAGGACAACTTCAAGAACTTAGATTATGGACTTCTAGTTTAGATATAAATCCATTTTCTAATCATACAAAAGCACCAGGAGCATATGATGGAAATTCTGATGCATATGAAGAATTAGTTGCAAGATTTCCATTAAATGATAAAATTAATCATACATTAACTTCTAGTTTACAAGGTGTTGAACCAAATTCTTCAAATATATCTGCATCTTTTGTTGGATGGTCTTCTAATGAGCCATATAATTCACAAGAAGAAACATATTATTATGATGCAGTTTCTGCAGGAAATGATACATTAGATGATAATAAAATACGAATTGAGTCAAATAACTTAATTTCTGGATTATCACCAGATTCTAGAGCTGAACAAAGTCAATTTGATAAAGCTCCGTTAGATTCATCTAGACTAGGAATATTTTATTCTCCTCAAACAATGATTAATGATGACATAATTGCACAATTAGGATTTGTTAATTTAGAAGAATATATAGGAGATCCTGCAGATCAAGATACAAAATCATATCCAGCATTAAAGAAATTTTCTGAAACATATTGGAAGAAATATTCTGAAAAAAGTAATATAAATGAATATTTGCGTGTTTTTAGTTTATTTGATTTATCATTTTTTGGACAAATTGAACAATTACTTCCTGCACGTGTAAATAAAATAACTGGATTGTTAATACAACCTACATTATTAGAACGAAGTAAAGATTCTACGAAAACTGGGTATTTGCAACGAAGTAATGAAACATATGATGCTAATTTAATTGTTTCAACAGAAACTCAAAATATTACATCATCATATGAATTTATAGAATCAGAATTAATTGTAAATTCAGAAGATCAAAATATTCTATCTGGGTCTGTTGCTAATAATTATGTAGCATATTTAACTAGTAGCACTTCATATACAGCAACACCATATTCATATAATATAATATATCGATATAGCGGATCATGGGTTACTGGATCTAGTCCATATTGGGAATCTGAAGCAATATTACCAACAATCACCGGATCAAGAATTTCTGAAATATTTAAAACAATGATTAAATCTTCTAGTAATAGTACGGAAGGATATGGTTCTGGCATATATGGATCTTCTACATATGGTAGTGATGCAAGTTCTGGAATAACACAATATTTTAATTTAACTGGTTCATTTGCTGAAGTTCAAGATTTTAGTCCTATAGGAATGGAAAATGCAAGATTTAATGGATCTAAATTAATTGGAAAAGATTTTAATATTGAACCGACAAGATTTACTGGTAATTTTAAAACAATTGACGGAGGACCAGTTGTAGAGTTTTCTGAAGTTAATCCGAATAATATTACAGTTAGTACTCCAAGTAGTGAAGGTTCATTTAAGGTAGAAAAAATACGTGAACGTAAAACTAGAAAAAGAAAAAGAAGATCTGGAGAAGAACCAGAAGAGTTTTTTAAATAAAAACAACAAAAATTTTATAAGATAATATTTATTAAAAATAAAAGGTATATACAATGGGATATTTAAATAATAGTACAATTACAGTAGATGCTATTCTAACCAAAAAAGGAAGAGAGTTATTAGCAGCTGGTAGTTCTGATTTCAATATTACACAGTTTGCATTAGGAGATGATGAAGTAGATTACGGACTATGGAATATTAATCATCCATTAGGATCAAGTTATTATGGAATATTGATAGAAAACATGCCGTTAGTAGAAGCAGTTCCAGATGAAACTCAAGCATTAAAATATAAATTAGTTACATTACCAAAACAAATAACAAGAATTCCTGTTATAACTGTTGCAAATCCATCAATTACATTACAAGCTGCAGGAGACACTGCAGTTATAACGCCAAATACAAGTAATTTTGCGTCTGGTAATTCTACATTTGGATATACAGCAATATTAGCAGATAGTACAATTGCTGATATTAGTGTTGTTCAACCATTAGCTAATCCAGGAACGTTGCCAACTACCCCAACCGCAATTGGAAATAATGCAGATGCACAAAGCATTGCGGTAGCAGGATTTGCATTTCAAATTACAGCTAAAAATCTTTTAGAAGATAAAACCACAACTGTAAATATTATTGCAAATGAAACAGGTGGTAGTACAACTGTTAATGTAACTGTTAACAAACAAACAGTAGCAAGTAGTGTAGCAAGTAGTGCTCCTACTTTTTAAGCTTAAATTGGAATTAATAAAATGAAAATAATAAATAAATTAAAACAATTACCAAATCAAAAACAAGATGGCACTTTACCTACGGTTAGCACATCTGGAGAAACATATTCTAGATTTAATGTATCTGAAGATGTTGTTTCACAACAAAAAGAGACAGTTACTGCAGGATTATGGAGTGGAGGTATTGGAACATTAGCTACATTTTTTGCTTCAAATGTACAAACAGTATCACAAAAAAGACACTATGTCGACGTATTTGACGCAGCAACATCAGATGAAACTAGAGCAGTACAATTTGCAGTTGCATTTGGACATGTAGATGGAAATGGGTCTTCAAAATTAGGCACACAAGAAAGTCCAGCGTCAAAAGCAATTTATGCACAATATAAACAATTATTATTAAATAAAGATGCATCTAGATTTGTAACTGCCGGATCTGGTAGTACTGATTATATTTATGCTATTAATATTGAACGAGCAAGACAAAAAGAATCAATTGATTTTGGTAATTGGGAAATTCCTTTACAAAATATAACAACTCATACTCAAAATGCAACAGGAAGTGTAACTGTAGGATCTAATAGAATTACATTAATAGATGACTCTTCAATAGTTCCTGGAGGAACCACAACTGAATCTGGTGTTGTATATAATATCGTATCTGGTAGTATCGATAATGGAGTACATAATACAACAAATCCTGTTTATTATGGATTATTTTATCCAACCCATGGAGTAATGATATTAGATGGAAAAATGTTAGATCAACAATTAGGATTTGATACAAATTTATCTGCATCTAACTCTGCAACGCCAGAAGGTAATAATCATTATTTATTATTTAATTCTATATCTGGATCTGCTGCTGCTGCTGGTGGTAATGTAGGATTTGAAGCTAGAAATGAGCAAGAAATTACTAGTACTCATTATTTTGTAAGAGTTAAAAATGGAAGTTTTAATTTTTCAAATAATCCTTCATATGTAACCGGATCTGTTGGAGACTTTAAAAACTCTTCATATGTTGGCAATCCTAAATCATATGTTACAACAGTTGGATTGTATAATGATAGCAATGAATTATTAGCAGTAGCTAAATTAAGCAAACCATTATTAAAATCATTTTCAAGAGAAGCGTTAATACGTGTTAAATTAGATTTTTAATAAGTATCATTGAATTTAAACCTGTTATATTTATATTAAAGATATAACGGGTTTTTACTAGTATGACGAATCAAACTTCAGATATAACAACATATTATGGCGCTACGCCAACAGTGTTTAAAAAAATAGATCCTGTTAATTATAAAGTAAATGAATTTGAAGTAAATAAAACTTTTTCTTTTACATCAGCTAGTGCCGAATTAAATAATTTTATACCATTATTAGGAATTTATCAACGAACATTGCCTAATGTTTCTGCTAGTGCTATATTTACTGCTCCATTAAATTCAAATGGCACATATCAATTTCAGACATATTATTCAATTAATCACTTATTTTACAAATATAAAAATGAACCTACAAAGACATTTGGACCTACTGATTTAAATAAAACTTCAAAATTTTTATATCAAAGTGCGTCTATTTTTAGTATACCACAAATTAAATTTGGAGAAGGAATTAAACCAAATTCATTTACTTATGTTTCTAGTTCTGGATTAACATTAAACTCGGATAAATATGGAAATATATTTGATACAAATATTAATACTGAATCTTTTCCTTTACAAGAAACATTTTATGAAGGATTCAATGAATATTTTGATTTAACAAGAATTCCATATACATTATATAATAATTTAACATTTAATACAGGCGTAACTACTAGTAATGGACAACAATTACCAATTGGACTTTCTGCATTATTTACTGGTTCTAGTTATATTGAAACAGAATTAAATGGATATTATGACAAAGATCATAATTATGCATTATCATTTTATATAAAACCAAATGCATCACAATTTGATTCTGGGCAATTGATAATTGGAAAAACAAATTCTTCATTAAATCAACAGTATCCATTTAAAATAGAATTATCTGGATCTGGAAATATAAAATTTTCAACACAAGGATCTGAAACGTTAATTGCAGAAGTTACATCATCAGTATTAAATACTAGCACATGGAATCATGTTACATGTCAAAAGTCAGGAAGTAATTTAGAAATATTTATTGACACAGTAAAAAATAATTCTGGTAGCTTTAATTTTATTACTACGCCTATTGATAGTTTAACAACGTCATCTGTATATATTAATAATGATAATAATTTATCAATTGGAGGATATCAAACAGATAATATAGGCTCTAGCTATCTAAATGCATATTTAGATGAAATACGTGTATATAATAAATCATTATCGCAAGAACAAATTAACTCATTAGGAAATAGATCAGAATCAGCAAATCAAATATTACAAACAAATCGAATTGGTAATGTTTTTGATAAGTCTGGATTTTTTATTATTTCTAGTCCAAATTATCTTTATAAAGATTTAATTAATTCTGATTATACATTAACATATAAAAGTATTGTTAGACGGTTTGAACATTCTGTATTTTTAACAATTGATTCGGGAGATTTTAACGCAACATTAAATCCTACTACATTATTAGATGACAATATTAATATGAAATCGTTTGCAACTGGGAGTGCATTTAATCCTTATATAACTACAATTGGTTTATATAATGATAAAGGACAATTATTAATGATTGGAAAAACAGGCTCTCCTATAAAAAATAGAAATGATATTGATTTAAATTTTTCTTTGAAACTAGATTTAGATAAACCAAAAGTAAGCTTATAAATGATTAAATTAAAAAATATATTAAATGAAATATCAGAAGAAGAAGCTGATAGATTATTATCTAAAGTAAAAAATAAAGAATTAACATTTTTAGCTCAAGGTGATAACGGAAAAGTATATTCTATTAATGGAGAAGATTTATTGTTTAAAATAACAACAGAGCCGGAGGAAACAGCTGTAGCTGATGTAATAGTTGGACGTCCAAATGAATTTGATGCATTTATTCCTGTACATTATTCAGACTCACAAAAAAATATGTATATAATGAGTCGAGCTTCAAATTTAACAGATAATCTAAAATCTGAATTAAATCGTTATTATAATGATTATAAAGAATATGCTCGAAGTCAAGGATTAGAAACAAGTATATTTAATTTTTTAAACACAGAAGCTTCAAGAAATTATTCTCCAAGAATTATTACATTTTTAAGAGCATTAGAACAACAAGTTAAAAAAACCGGAATTGGAGACTTAGAATTATCATTAGATTTTAGACCTGAAAATATCATGTTATGGAATGGTAATTTAGTTATGATAGACTGGTAAAGGAAAGTTATGAAAAATCATTGGCACTCTAATAATAAACAACGCCAAGCAGCATATAAATACGGATATAGATCTGGCTTAGAATTAAAAGTTGCAGATCAAATTAAAGAAGCAAAATATCCTGTTAATTATGAAACAGAAACATTGAAATATATAGTTCCACAAAAGAACTCAAAATATACACCTGATTTTATTTTTACAAAAAAAGATGGAAAGACAATGTATATTGAAACTAAAGGTAGATGGACAAGTACTGATAGACAAAAAATGAAAAATATATTAGCTTCAAATCCTGATATAGATTTAAGAATAATATTTCAGAACCCAAATCAGAAGATATCAAAAGGTTCAAAAACAACATATGAAGCATATGCTTTAAAACTTGGTATTAAACATGTTGCAAAAAAAGATATGCCAATAGAATGGTTAAATGAATGTTGTAAAGAAGGAGAAACACCAGTTACAACAAAATTTTTTGCATTATAATTGGATCTTTGAAAAATATTCATTATTTTTTTAATGTAAGTTAATAAAAAGATGAAATCGTTTAATGTAATATATATTATTATGTATATTATTAAATGATGATTCGTTAGACCGATAATTGTGTCTAACATATATAATACCAATACTTTTGATCTTTCAGTAAATTTTATTATAATAGATTATATGAAGAATCTTAAACTACTTCAATTGCTAGAATCTGTACTAGGTAAAGGCAAACAAACTTCTGGGACTAATATTGCATTTTTCTCTCCGTTTACTTCACATTATAAACCTAAATTAGAAATTGATTTAAATACTACTAGTGAAGGACAAAATGTATGGCATTGTTGGATATCTGATAAAAAAGGTCGATCGATTAGATCATTATTTAAACAATTAAATTTACCAAAAGAAAAATTCGATAAACTTAATAGAATAATTGAAGTCTCAAAATATAGAGATACTAAAGAAACAAAAATTGAATATTCATTACAACTTCCTAACGAATATCAGCCATTATGGATTGAAAAGAAAACACCAGATTATAGAAATGCAATTCATTATTTAAAAACTAGAGGCATTAATATTTTTGATATTATTAGATATAGAATTGGATATGCAGATGCCGGCCAATATTCTGGCAAAATTATTATACCTAGTTATGATTCAAATGGTCAATTAAATTATTTTGTATCGCGCGCTTATTATAAAAACGATCCACATAAACATAAAAATCCTCAAACATCAAAAGATATAATTGGATTTGAAATGTTAATTAATTGGAATGAGCCAATTATATTATGTGAAGGAGCTTTTGATGCAATTACAATAAAAAGAAATGCAATTCCATTATTTGGAAAAATTATACAACCAATATTACAGAAAAAGATTATAGAAGAACATGTTAAAGATATATACATATGTTTAGATTCAGACGCAATAAATAATGCAATAGAAATAGCAAAAAAATTCATGGCTGAAGGATTAAATGTATATTTTGTAGAATTATCAGATAAAGATCCAAATGAATTAGGATATAAAAAAATAACTGAAAAATTAGAAGACACATATCAATTCTCATTTGAAAGAATGATGGAGTTGAAAATAGACTCATTATGGAAATAAAAAAATTAAAAACAAATATAACGTCAATTGATAAAATATTTCACGTTTCTGACATTCATATACGCACATTAAAGCGACATAAAGAATATCAAGAAGTGTTTGATACATTATTTTTACATATTGCACAACATGCAACTAATCAAAGTATTTGTGTTATAACTGGTGATATTGTACATTCTAAATTAGATATGTCTCCGGAATTAATTAATATGTTAACTAAATTCTTTAATGGATTTCATATTCCTACTATTGTTATATTAGGAAATCATGATATGAATTTAAATAATTTATATAGATTAGATGCAATATCACCAATACTAGATGTTATTGATAATCCAAATATACATTTTGTAAAAGAAAATGGATTATTTAAATTTGCAAATGTTGTATTTAATCATATGGCTGTTGACGTAGCTCCAAAAGATTATATTCAAGCTAAAGATTTCGATGCTCATTATAAAATAGCATTACATCATGGAGCTGTACATAATGCAAAAACAGATATTGGATTTCAAATATCAAACGATCATGTTACAACAGATTTATTCGAAGGACACGATTTAACATTATTAGGCGATATACATAAGCCAGCTCAATTTTTAAACAAAGAAAAAACAATTGGATATCCTGGGTCATTAATACAACAAAACCACGGAGAAGCACTTGATCATGGTATATTAGTTTGGGATTTGCCTGATCGTACATCTGAATTTATAGAAATAGAAAATAATTATGGATATGTTACATTTGAAGTTGATAATGCAAAAATTATTAATTCACCATATCGAGTCCCAGAAAAGCCAAGAGTTAGAATTAAATTTAATGATACAGATGCATCTGATATTAAAAAACTAATTGCAACAATCAGAAAAAAATATAAAGTTCAAGATATATCTATACAACGTAGTGCAAATCATATTGAAAATAATCAAAATGGATCAATTGCAATTGGAAACGTTAGAGATGTAGAACATCAGAATAATTTAATAACACAATTTATTGAAGAAAATTATCCTGATGCAGATAAAAAAGAATTAGATGCAATTAGACATATTAATAGAACAATTAATTCTAAATTACCTGTTTTAGAATCTGTAAGAAATGTA